ATTTCAGCTGTTGTCGGTACTCCTGGAATTTTTCCATCTTGTGATTCGCTTTCAAGTTGATTTAGCTGATCAAGCATTGAATTATCAAAATCGTCTTGAGGGTTGTAAGTTCTTTCCCCAGTTTGTATTGTCTTTACCCATTCAAAAACAGGCATAGATTTTGTTCCATAAAGAGCCTGAAGATTATAACCTACGTCTGGATCCTGAGCTTCAGACTGGAAAAGGTTGTATGTAAAATCTTTTCCATCTTCCTCATCAAGAAGACCAGTAAGTCCACCTAGTTGCTCAGCCATTAGCTTACCTCCAAATAGCTTGTTGTGACGTGAAGCCTGTTGGCTGTTGCTGCTGTCACTTTTAATATCTCTGATTCCATAACGACCAGAGGTTGGGTTAATAATTCAACTGTTGCATTTGCACCAACTGCCTTTACTTTAAAAAGGCTAAAGACTGCTGTGGCTGTGTTTGTTATCGTAACTGTTATGGTATCTGCATTCCCGCTGTCTTCCGAAACAAGTATTGATTTAATAATTGCTGTTGTTGCTGCTGGTGCAGTGTAAAGAACTGTTACGTCTGTTGTTGTTAAATCAACTTTTGAATTTTTATAATTATTAGCCATTAAACCAAGCCTTAGCATCAGAAGAATCTTCTATGCTTTTCCCCCCAGCAGCTACAGAAAAATCATTTTGTGTCTGTTGAAATTCCAATCCTGAAATTAAATTTTGCTGAAAAGTGATCATTTCATTCAGCTTATTGTAAAAGTCCAAAACTGAAGATGGAGCTCCTATGTTTCTAGGTGGGGAAGGAAGTCTTATCATCTTAAACCATCCAAACGCGCATTAATCCTGAAATCACCAAGTTGCCAATCATCTTCTGTGCCAGAGCTATAAAGCCTAACAGCTATCTGACGTCCACGAGCTCTTGTTGATACCTTACCTGTATTTTTAGTAATAGTAAATGGACCCTTGGTTGTTTCTGTGCCTTGAGGATATTTTCTAGTTTTTAGCTCTACATATAAATTTGTGTTTTCAGACATAATAGTATCTGGTATTACTTTATCAACCATGAATAATTGATCTCCAGACTCAGACATTTCTAGGTCGCTTGTTTCAATATAAGCTGACATCGAAGCCCCATCATCAGAAGTTCCGATTTCATGATTATAAAGCTCCCCAGAAGAGTCAAAAGCAAAAGGAAATTTTCTGAAGCCAATAGAATCGTGCCAAACATTTCTATCCAAAGATCCTATTGTCCAAGACCCATCAGAATAATTAAATGTCACATAGCTATCTGGCTCTGGGTTATTAGAACCTGATGTGTTATCTGTGCTAACATAAAACCAACTAATCTCATTAAATTTTTTATTGTGAGAAGCATATGTCTTATCAATAAAGTCTTGTTGCATTCTGTCAAATACATAGTATTGAACTGAGCAAGGCAACTCTGCAACAGAACCATTGTAAATAAAGAAATTATTTTTGCCGATCCAATAAACATCACCATCTACGTTTGCAGAGCCATTGATAGCAACAGCACCACAGTTAACTGCGAGAAGCCTGAATGAAAAAGTGAAAGGTGGTCCTACAAAAGTCATCCCATAAACAGCTTCATCAGTCTGAATAAATGTTTCATTCTTTGTCGGCGTCATAGAAACTATCTTTGTTCCAACTTCAAGTCTTTGATCACCAGCTGTGTTGGTTGATTCTGGTGTAAAATTAACGAAATTTTCTTGATCAGAAAACCTTACAAGCATAGCATCCATATCCCCACCAGCCAAAGGAACAGAACCACCGACTACAAAATGTCTGTCTGGGAAAGATATTGTGCTTACTCTAATTGCGCTTGGCACGTCTGATGCACCTGATAATGAAGAAATAAGAACTGACCTGCCACTCTCCCCAGAAGAAAGATCCCAATAATAAATTCCACCATTTCTCACACTGGCTATTAAGTCCTCTCCCCAAAGATTAAGATCCCAATTTGATCCGTCTAATGATACATTTGAAGATCCTGCATCTCTTGCTGTTCCCCAAGTGCTTTGACCCCAAGTTCCAGCTCCCCAACCAAGAGCTGGAGTTGAGCTTTGAGAACCCAAGCTCCCAGATATTCCAACAAGATATTTAAAATCTATTGTTGTTCCCCCACCAGTTGCTGAGCTTGTTGCTTCTGTGGGGGAAGTTATTGTAAATGTATTTGTTGTAACTGCTGTTATTTCAAATCCTGTTTTTCTATTAAGTGAGTTTGCAGAAACACCACCGACAGCTGTAGCAGATTCAATAACAACAAAGTCGCCAACCCTCGCACCATGGCTATTATCTGTACAAGTTATAGTTGTGCTTTCGTCTGTCGTTGCAAGAGGGTTGCTTAAATTTGATGTTGTTTTCCTCAAAGGTGTTATGTCATAAATTACACTCCCCTTTAATATGTAAATGTGCGAGTGAGTTCCTATTGCAATTCTATCTTCACCATCAGTATTAGGCCTCCATGAAACAATTGCTTTGGGAGATCCTTGAACTGTAACTGGTGTTTCTGTGTCTGGGGTTCCAGCTGCATCTAAACCATAATAAACTTCTTTTTCCCAGCCACCAATTTTCTTAGGATAGCCATTAACAAATCTTACTAAATTACCATCTGTAAAGAATGGACCATTTTTTGATGATGCAAACTCTGTTATGTCTTTAACTATTCCTGGCTTGAATTTAAGAAGTTTTAGTGACATTAAATACCCCTCATCCTTTTAACTAGTCTGTCTGCTCTATTAGTTACCTGACGATACCAAACAGAGTCAACCATTTCATCTGCAGCTTGATTCCAATCACGAGCATCAACACCAGCCTTCATTCCTTTAAATTTGCTTAGCCTAGGATAGCCCATGTTAAACATCATGTTTGCAATAATTCTTTGCACATCTTCAGGGAGGTCGGCGAAGTCTTCGTACAACCTTTCACATTCGGAAAGCACTGTGTGTACATCTCTATTAAAACAAGTTGACACTCTATCCTCTGATACAGGTGTTCCGACCTCTTCTCCATACTCAGGATCAATATCCAAAACAAGATGCCCGATGCCAAAAGTAGGCAAACCGAGGTGATCAAGATAGATTTCATACTTGCATCCCTCATCAGCTTCAATTTCTTCCCTCAGCTTATCAATATTCATTTCTTAATACCTTTTAAACCTCTTATTCCGAATGAAGCACCGATGCTAGCATACATTGCCCATTGAAACCATTCAGGAGTTCGATTGAGCGCATCAAACCCACGCTCTACATAAGGCTGCAAAGGTGGGATGAAACACATCGCTATAATAACAATAAACAAAACAGTCCATGCTTCATCTTTCCAACTATTGTCAGATGAATTAGCCATTATCTTTTCCCACCCAGCCTCATGAGTGGCGGCAACCTTCATCACTTCAGCTTCAGCTTCTGCTTTAGCCATAGCAACAGCAGACTTACCTTTTTGCTCTGTTACTTTCTTTTCCATCCAAGAGCCAGCTAATGATGCTATAGGACCAATCAATGCTTGTATCATTGTTTTGACTTTCTATCGACGTATGCGTTAGCTCCAAAATAAGCAGCAACAAGAGCAGAGTTGGCTACAAAATAAGTAGGTGCAATATTACCTATTATAGTTGCCGCACTATCATATCCAAGCATAGCTGTAATTAAAATAGCCGCTGGATAATTTAAAGTTCCAAACAAAGCAAACCAAGTCATATAGCGCATTGAGTCACGGCGAGCATCTGCATCTTCAAGTTCTTTTCTTTTGAACTCTAACGCCATAGATAGCTCTTCATCACAAAGGACATTATCGCCATTGGTGTCAAACTTTGAATAAGAACTATCTTTTTGCAACTTTTTTTGCGTCATTAAGCTCTCTTGTATTTGTTCTCGCATTTATAAGAAACTGACTTATATGGGGCAGGGAATAAAAGCTGTGTGTCTTGAAACATTTGTAGCACACGCTCAATGCACTCTGCCTGTCTATCATATGGTCCTTTGGCATCTACTATTTCAATACACTCATCTCCAAGTAGTGGTGCGCATATTATTAGAACAGCGGTAAACATTATGGACTCGCAAACATTATTGACAAGGTAATACATGCAACTACAAAGATGATAGCCAAAAGAGATATACCAATGGTTTTGGCAACTTCCATCATTTCGTGGTTCTTGCGATTCTGTTCTATCCTTGCTTGTTTCACCTCTTCTTTGGCTTCCTGTATACGCCTAGCACGTTCAGTAACAATACCAGACCAAGTTCCATGACCAAAACGCTGGTCAACCATAACAGATACTTCATAAAGTTTTTCTGCCGCCAGTTTTGCATCTATCGTTTCTCTAGCTACAGTGTTGACGTTAAATTGATTTACGCCCGACTTCTTGTTGCGAGCCTTCTGAGCCTGTTGTTCACCAAGAAACAAGTTGTCTATGTGCCCTGCTATCTCCCCAATATCATTGGCTGTACCGATAGCAGACTTAATGCCATCAACCGCAGACTTGACCAGAGCAATACCCGCAAGGGTTTCAGCTATCATTGTGCTTCCGATACATAAAATAAGCTCTGGCACAAACTACAACAAAAGAAACAGCAGCAGTTCCCAGTGCAAACCAACCTGTTAAAGCATTAACCCAAAGTGGAGCAGTAATGCCGCCGCCGATAATTGCTATGTCTGTGTGTATGTCTTTCATTCTACAGCTACCCATCCAGAGTTATTATCTGCTTGGTAAGCATCTTCATCCCAATCATATTCTTTTTCTGTGTCTTCAGGATATGCGATTGGTGACTCCCACAAACAGCTACTTTCATTCAAAGTCCAACTTGCATAAGGCTGAGGCAAATAAAACGCATCTCTTCCAGAATCATATACATAACCGATACCTGCGTAATTTTTACGCAAAGGAGTGCCGCCAAGAGAGTGAACACCTGCTTCGGTGTTATAAGATGTCTGAATCCAAGTGCCTTCGAGCGTCTCGATATAATCTGCTTCAGCGACTATTACACTTTCCACAATACCATCAATTACGTTTGCGTAATGTGCCATTCGATTGTTCCTTTAAGTAAGATAACGAATTATAACAACACCAGAACCACCACTGCCCCCAGAACCGTTCTGAGTGCCGTTTGCTAGTGTAGCCGCACCACCACCGCCACCACTACCTGTGTTTACAGTACCTGCTTCTGTGTTCTCTGAGCCGTTAGCGCCACCTCGCCCACCACCACCAGAGCCACCAGCGGAACGAGTTGTAGATTGTGCGCCAGCACCACCACCGTAGTTGCCTCCACCACCGCCACCAGCTC